ATGTTTGCATCTCTTTGACCTATAACTTGTGTTTTGACAGGACCTTGTGCAGGTAACAATTCTTTATAAGCTTGTGCTTGAAATTGAGTCACAGCTTCAGATAATATAGGGTGTATCACACCGCTTGAGCCTTCGAAAGGTTGGCTTCTTTGCTCATCAAAACGCATGCCAAGATATTTTAATCCGTCTGTGTAAGTTTTTTCCCACTCTTTTCTAGATTCTTTGTCGTTTTCTATTGCGCTTATAAGTTTACTAGAAATTTTTCCCAGAATGTCATTATCTAAATATTCTACAAGATTTGCGTCAAACGGTATTTCAGGTTCCTGTTGCTCTTGTGGCTCATCAAAAATTATCTCATCATCGCTAATACTTATTTGTAAAGCATCAAACATTTCATCATCAAAAGTTTTTGGCGGTGCTTCGATGTTTATATCATCAACAGGTACGCTTACAGATTTTGTTTGGTCTACAATATCTGGATTATCTTCGGTACCTAGTTTTCTTTCTGTAACCATATTATTTTTTATATTTTTTTGATTTTACCTTCTTACCTTTGTTTTTACCACCCGTTCTTGCAATGAGACCTCTTGCCTTAGCTGATGCTTTTTCACTAAATCCAAGTTTCTTACCTGCTTTTATTTTTTTTTTAAGTGTTGATAGTTTTGCGACCATGTTTTCTTCTTATTATATTTTTACCGCTTTTAAATATTGAAGCAATAGCTTTTTTACCCATAACCTTTGCTCTTTGTTCTGCTACAGTTAATATCTGTATTTTTCTAGCAAAAGGTTTTCTTATATTTGTAACTTTTTTTACTGTAGCTTTTGCATCAGCTTGTGTTGCAAATTTTATCGGTACAGTATCTTTTGGATTTTCGTCTGTGTACAAACGTCTGCCACTACCTTTCGGTTTTTTGCCTGTGCCTTTAACTGGGTCTTTACTTTTTTTTCTAACCATAATTAATAATATGACAATGCCGTTCTGTCTATTTGCATGTCGTCTTGATAATCGCTATCTAATTCAACCAAACCGCCCTGTCTAATTCTCATCAAAGCCATTGTGGTTGAGTCACAAAAGTCATCGTTCTCACCATATGGAAAAGCTGCTAATTCTTCTATTACTTCCTCTGCAAAAGCATCTTCTGTAGCATATACCATACCACTTTCAAACATTGGTGCAATAGAGTTCATTCTAGCAACCTTGTCTTGTCCTCTGCTTGGAGAATATGCTTGCACTGGTATACCTATTCTTCTTAATTCTTGTGCCAAAGGTGTGCCACTAGCTTTAGCTTCAACCAATACTATGTCAGGCTCCCAATATTTATATTCTTCTAATGCAATATTTTTGAGTTGTGGAAAATCTACTCTATGTCTGCTTGCATCTAGTAATATTATCGCATGTTCACTACCGTCTTCTGGGTCAAATATACCCCATGTTGTAATTGCAGAGTAGTCTGCCGTTTCTTTTGCACTGAAAGCTGTATCATAACTTTGTACAATACACTGACAATTAGGTATAGCCTCTCCTTCCCATGCCTGCCACCATTCTCTTTTTACTATTGAGCCACTCTCTGCTGTTGGATTTTGCATCCATTGCGCGTTCCACTTGCTTACAGGTAATGATGCTTTTACAGACAAAAGTTCTTCTTTTTTCCAAAACTCATTCCATAGCGGCTCTTCTGTTTCAGGCATAATTGCAGGAAATTCAACCACCTCCCATTGGTCTGCGTGCGTTTCAGATTGTCTTTTTAATAATCTACCCGCTAAATCTTTTGTACTCCACCTAGTCATAACTAAAACTATAGTTCCACCAGGTTGCAATCTTTGTCTAGGTCCAGAAGTGTACCACTCCCATGCTCCGTCCATTGCGGTAGGTGACATGGCGTCTTGTTCTGAGTGCGGGTCATCTATTATTAACAAATCAGCGCCACGTCCTGTAATTGCGCCTCCAACACCTGAATAAAAAGCCTCGCCACCATCGTCTGTCGTCCATCTACCAGCAGACTTGTTATCACCTGATAAGCTAATGTCCGGAAATATGGCTTGATATTCTTGACTATCTATAATATTACGCACCCTTCTGCCAAAACGCACAGCTAATTCTGCTGTGTGAGTGGCTTGTATTATTTTAAGACTTGGATTCAAGCCCATCATCCATGCAGGAAAATAAGTAGACGCAAATTCTGATTTAGTATGCCTTGGTGGCAACATAACCATAAGTCGCTTACATTTGCCTTTTGCAATGCGGTTAAGTTTTTTGGCTAAGACTTTATGATGTCTGCCCATGATAAAACCATCCCACTGATATTTAACAAATTCTAAAAAATCTTTTTTACATTTATCTCTAGCATTTAGGTTTTTCCATTTGTCTATTAAGGTTAACGCTTCGACTTGTTCATCTCTTGACAAGGCATCAAATGATTTAATTTTATCTAAATCAATCATAAGGTGGAGAGCCAACGCGTGTAATTAAAGGACAAAATTGACTCTCCTGACATACTGCATCGGAGAGAGGAGATATATGAACATCCGCTAATGAGCATGTCAGTTAGACTTTACCCCAATCTTGACATTCAAACAACAAGGCTTCGCTTTTTCTTCTTTTCATTAAACCCTCGTTAGGAACACCGTTTACTTTATTCCATCTTAATATTTGCTCAGGCACATCTTGATAAGCTCCTGTATTTAAAACTTTAAGCAATGTAGAGCTTTGTAAGTTTGTTGGACCCAGATTAAAAACCCATGAAACTAAAGAATCAAACTCGTTCTGTTTTAGCGGCACTTTTACCATATCATTTATGTAGCCTTCGTATTCATTTAATTCATGTGCTAACAAATCTTCAGCTTCTTGTTTAGTTATAGTCATACCATCTTGTACGGGACTGCCATCTTTAAGCTTTAAACTTCCAAATCCAATTGTTGGTTTGTTTGCCGCACACCTATAAGAAACCACCATGCCGTTATCGTTAGTAGGGCAACCTTCATAGTGCTTTATTAAATCTATGCCTTCTTGTGATATTTTCAATTTATTCATCTCCTTCCTTTGTTGTAGTAATTGTCCTATAGTACACAACCACATCTTTAAGTTCATTTATATACCTCTTAATCTCTTGCATGTTATATGCCATAACCTCGTAATCTGGCACAGTCATAGCTAAAAATAACACCTCACCTTCTTGTTGTTCAATTCTAGCTAATTGTTCATCAACATTATCTGGTGTAACAACAATCCACATTAGTTCTTTTAAATCTATTTCTCTAGGCATCACAGGTTGCACTATAGTTCTATCCATAGGTTTTGCTGTAACTTCTATTTGTTTAGTTGGAATTAGACTGCAACTGCAAGCCATCATCAAGGTCATCAACATCACTGCTGAGTTTTTCGATGTCTTCCATAATGTGTTTTGTGCCATTATTTATCTTCCTTTCCATTTCAACTGGGTCTGCTAATATTTTTGCAGACAATTTATAATCTTGTATAAACTGTGTATATCTGTTTAATTCTCTTTGTGCTGCTTGGCTCTTAATACTTAAATTATTTAACTCAGTAGTTTGTAAAGCAAAATCATTCTGTAAAGATGCAATTGCTTCTTCTTGTGTAGCAATAGCGCCTTCTAATGCTTTGTTATTAGCTTGCAGGGTTAAATTTTCTTGATACAACCAATAACTACTCAATCCTAAAACCAATATAATGCCTATTAATATTTGTTGCATTACACATCCTCTATAATGTAATTTAGTCCAGCAGAACTTCTAAACTCAACAAGTCTATTATTTTCATCTTTAAATTTAAGATGTTTTTCTTTTTGCGTAATAATTTTTTTACTTATGTAAGACTTGTCGTCTGAATCGCCATAAATTTTATTAAAAGATACTGTTATTTTATATTTAGGAAAAAAGTAATTAGATATTTTTTCTATTACGTTTTTAAGATAGTTTTTAAATTGTTGCACTAGACAAACCTAGATAAAACTATTGATACTAATATAAATGGATATACCGCCCATATCATATTTTCTAGCTTATCAAAACGCTTACTGCCGTCTTCTAAGCGTCTTTCAATATTGGCATATCTTATAGAACATTCTTTTTCATGTGTTTCTATTTTATTTATTGCTTCTTTTGTGGCTGACATAAATTTTATTTTCTAGCTCTATTTTTTTTGCGATTTTGCATTTTTAAATTACTTAGTTTGTTATTTCTAGGGTTATTGTCTTTATGTGCAACATCTTTTTTGTCGCCCTTTTTTGCCTTGCCTAGCTTTGTCATAATAGCTCTTGCAGCATTACGCATCGCTCGATTTTTCTTTTGTTTTGGTTTGCTATGATATTGTTCGTATTCTTGTTGGTAGTTTCTAAACATTTTACACAGTATATATTTTTAAAGGTTTACTTTTACCTTTTACCTTTATTGGTTTTAATGATTTTAACTTATAATTAACACTTTGTGCAGTATTTTCTCCAATAAGTATATCTACGCCAACTTCTTTTGTTGCAGACTCTAGTCTAGCTGCTGTGTTTACAGCATCGCCAATGGCTGAATAGTCAAAACGGGTGTCGCTACCCACATTTGCTATTACTGCTTCACCTGTATTAACACCCACGCCAATAGCTATTTCATGTGGCAGTTCTTTGTTAAGTTCTTTTATAGATTTTTGCATTTCTATTGCAGTTTTTACAGCACATTCTTCATGTTTTTCTAAGTCTAGTGGCGCATTAAATATAGCCATACAAGCATCGCCTATAAATTTATCCACCATGCCGCCATTTTTTTGCACACAATTTACTTGCACTGTTAAAGCTTTATTCATAATTTCTGTAACCTCTTCTGGCTCTAGTTTTTCTGACAATGAAGTAAAGCCGCGCACATCGGTAAAGAGGAAAGAGCAAAGCCTTCTTTCACCGCCTAGCTTAAGTAAACTTGGGTTGTCTTGTAATCTTTTTACTTGTCTTGGGTCTAAATAATGCTCAAACTGTTTTTTAATTTGTAATCGTAATTTAAACTGTTGTCTAAATCTCAGATAAAAAGCAATGGCTCCTGTAATAAAACTTGCGACTAATGTCCACGTTACATCAATTAATAATCCATCTTGTATAAGCCAATAGCCTCCATAAGCTAAAGCTAATGTAAAAATACCATAACTGATTGCGCCTAGTGTCATGCCTAACAAATGTATTAAAAACCATGTGGCTGTAATTGATATTATAAAAATACCCATTTCTGCGGCCAAAGACCAATCTGGTATGTAGGGCGAATCTTGTATTAATATAGATTCTGCTAGAGCGGCTTGAATTTTATGTGGCTCTAACAAACCAATACTCGTTGCTACTTGCGGCATCACACCGCTAGCTGTTACACCCAAAAATACAAACTTATTAGCTACGCTCATTTCTTGAAGTGTGGTTTGTGGTGTATCTACCCAACTAATCCACTTACGACCAAGACTATCTGTTTTAACTGGTGGTATTCCTCGTATTGATATTTCTTCTATACCATTATCATTAGTTTTTATAATGTAAGTTTTTACATCAAACAAAGCCTTATATATTTGTGTGCCAAAACTAGGAATCCACTCGCCGTTAGGTGTGCTTACTAACAAAGGTATTCTACGAACAAGTTGGTCTACCTCAGTTGGTGCAATAGCCAATCCTTGCAAGGCACTATTAGCTAAAACATCTATATTTTGCACTACTCCTTGTGAGACTAAACCTTGTGCTTTGTCACCCATTACCACTGTGCCTGTAGCGTTTGGATATTCTCCGCTTGCATTTTCAAACATTGCTAATACTGAGGGTGCATATTGTAGAACTTGTGCAAAAATATCATCACCGCCCATGCGGTCAGGTTGTGGATAGCTAATAACATGACCAACCCCAATAGCTCCTTCATTAATTAAATCTATCTGTATTTGTGCGAGTGTTTTTCTAGGAAAAGGCCAGCCACCCATATTGGCAACATCTTGTTCAGTAATATTTAGTATGACAAAATTACCTGATTCAGGTTGCTGTTTTACAAAAGCATCAAAAGTTTTTAGTTTGAGTATTTCTGTTGGTGTGGATTGAAACACCAAGGGTAAGGCTAGTATGGGTAGTATTAGTAATATTAGCTTTTTAATTCTTTTTCCTCTAAAACCTTAAATGATTTAAGCTGTTGTATGTCATCCCATTTTGACCTTTTAATTTTAGTCCAATGATTTGCTCTATGTGTACTTAAATAGGCTGGTCTTATTTTAACCCATTTCCAACCAATATCGCCAATTTCAAAATGATGATAGCCATGAGATAGCTTTCTTGCTAATGTCGGGTCATTGTAAAACCTAACTATAAATCTTGGTTTTTTTGCTTCTTTATGTTGTGGTATTTTTTTTATATCTATTATAATCATGCTTGCAGTCTTAAAATAATTTATCGTAAACATTATCTAAACATTTTTGACAACCTACAAGCTCTCTAATCCACTGTACAATTGTTGGGTTATCAATTTTGTAACCATAATCATCCACATTGTTAGGATACCATTTTTTGTTATTTGCCAAAGTTTCTTTGTGATGTTTTAATAAATCATCTTGGTCACATTTGTAATATTCAATGGCGTGCCTAAGATGATAAATTTGGGCATCTGTTAGTTGTATTGTTTTCATAATGTTTCCTTAATTTTTATATTTTATTATAAGCATTAGATAATAGATGTCAACACTTTTCAACACTTAATTAGATTGTGTAATTTTTATTATAGAGTCACTGCCACCATTAATCTTAATAACATTTGATACGCCGTCTTGTATAAAAATGACTGTGTAGGCGTTAGAGCCATCTAAATCTACTCTCACTGTTTCATTAACTTGTCTACGCAAGCTCACTACATTGCCTGTTATAAGCGTAGTAATTTGTGTATCTGGGTCTTTGCCTAGTAAAGTTCCTACTATTTGAGTGGTGGTAGCTTGTGCTAAAACATCCTCATCTTCGTCTATGGCTAAGGCATCTAATACATTGAGCAGGTCTTCGAGATAGTTTACATCAAGATAATTTATATCTAATTCTGTAAATTCTAAGCTATCTTCTTTTAGATAATCTTCAGCTAAGTAATCAATATCTAAATCATTAAAATCTAGTACGCTATCTGTTTGTGTACTTGTAGTTTCTTCTTCAACCAAAACTTCTTGTTTAGGTGGTGTGACAATAAGCATGTTGTCTATTAGGTCTAGTGTTAAATCTAAAATTACAGGCTTAGTTGGAGCAGACTCAAACACGCTAACTGTAGTAGCTTCATAAGGTTTGTTAAGTATTACTGTACCCATTGCTGTTACCACCTCAATTTCACCACTAGACAAACCAAAAGCATCAGGCAAAAGAATAATTAGACTTCTACCTAGCTCATCTACAGTTGCCGTAAAGTCAGTTCCACGTATGGCTATATTTGCAGTAGGTGTTTTAAGTTGGATATTCTGTTTGTCTATACGATTTAGATTGCCTGTAATAAACCTTGCTGTGCCTAAACCAAATGTTAAAGCCATCTTAGATTTGCTAGGGTCTGGGTCGAATATATAAGAGTCTATAACAAGCTCAGACCATTCTGTGAGTTTAACTACAGAATCATCTAAAAATTTAATAGCCATGCGACCATCTTTAGTAATAGCCTCATCGTTACTTTGAATAGCAAACTTTAAATTTGCATCGTATGGCTTGTCCCGGACAATTTGTGCTGTACCGTTTAGCTCAGATATGTCACCTATATCAACAGCTTGTGCTTGTACCTTGGTCGTTTTGAACAACACAAACGGTAGAAGCAGCAGTGCCAGAAATGGATATAATTTTAAGCCAATCATTATCTTGGGTACTTAGTTGTGAAATATCAAATGTTCTTGAACCGCCTGTATGGTCAAGATAAAAATACCCACCTGCTGATGCTGTTACGCCAGTACCAGTATAAGTTACAGCGTTGTCTGAGCCGTCTATGTCCATATAGTTTGTTGCGCCGTCTATGTTAATGTTTGAAGTTATGGTGTTGTTAGAGCCATTTATTATCCAATCTAAATCTAGTGCAGCAGCTAAAGCGGTAGTACCTTGGTTCAAAGTAAAGGTGTTGCCGCTTCCCGTAACATCTACATACTGATTACTGCCATCTGCACTGTAAGTGTCAGTTGGGTCTACTTGTATAGTAAATGTGTTTGTGCCACCGTCAAACTCATAAAAACCAGTAAAGTTATCAGCAAATATATCGCCGAGAAACTTGTTGGTAGCACCAATCATGTTTATATCAAGTGTCATACTATTTCCGTCTAAGTCAAATGGATTAAGACTGCCAGAGGTAGAATTTAACCCGCCTATGATGTTAGAGATACCAAGTTGCTCTAAGTCTATATTTGCACCAGTACCTGATTGGTCCACATATATTTCGTTATCTGCACCAAATGCTACTAGCGAGCATGTGGCTAATATACTTAT